CGCCAATCGCAACTAAGAAACGCATAACACCGCCTTCGCCCGCGCCCACAGCTGCAAACGATCCTCCAGGCCATTGAGCCCGCCGTTGATGCGCCGGGTGATGGTGGTGAACTGGTCCTTGTCAGCGAGTTCATTCAAGCCATTGCTTTGCCAGAACCAGGCGGCGGATTCAGCAGCCCACTGGGGCTGCTCCAGCAACATCGGCTCGCGCAATAAACGATCATCACCAAACAATGCCTGGCTGCAGGCCTGGTAGTTACGGCGCCCCGTCACCTGGATCAGCCCCCGGCCCCGGTACTTCTGGCCGTCGCCGTCCGCTTCAGGAGTATTGCCCAGGCGCGCCGCCAGGATGCCAGTGTCGTACTTGCTCAGGTATTGATCGCTGCCCAGTTCGCGCACGTAGCGCAGTTGCCCGGACTCGTGGCCGACTTGGGCGAGGAAGGCGGCGATGCGTTGTGGCGTGTTGATTTGACGGTGGAGCATGGCGCAGTTCAGCGCAGTAATGAAAACTCCCGCCTTGATGCGGGAGTTCGGTAGGATAGTTACGAGTTGCTGCTCAGACAGGACCATATTGTCTCCACATCAGAAACCTCAAACGAAGCATGAGGGGTGTCAATGGCGCGGTTTATTCCGCGGGGGACAAACCGCTCGCGCTGATCGTGCAGCGATAGCTGTCTTTGCGCTTGCCACTGGCCGTCACGGTATTGATCGACCAACGCCCCTGCATGAAGCCTGGCCATGACTCATCCAGCAGCAACAAGCCTTCAGCGGCGAATGCGGGGTTTCCAGGGCAAATCACCTCGATCTTCAGCCCTTCACGTCTCACACGGCGCATCTCGCCTTCAGCAGCGGAACGGGCTTCGGCTTCGTTCTGGTAACGCTGCGTAACCTCTTTAAACGGCTCGATACCCACCTGCACCACGTTTTTCTTACCGGCCGCCGCATCCCACCAGGACGCTTGTGCGCCGTCATATTTGGCGCGACTGCCCTCGGACATCTTGGCGCTGATAAAAGCACGCTCACCCGGGCGATTGTCACGCGTCAGCGACAGCCGCACATCCGGCAGGGTCTTGCCCGACAACGACGTGAGCTGGCCTTTTCGGCCCAGCACATAAAACTCATCGACCGGCTTGGCCACGGCATCAAAACGTCTGGCCAAGCGTGTCAGCAACGCCATGTCACTTTCGTTGGTCTGGTCAATGTGCGGAATCTGCTTGCCTTCGAGGTCAGGCGCCACCCGTGGTGAATAACCGTAGCGCGCCGTCAATTGACGGAACAGCGCGCCCAGGGTGATCGGCCCGTGACTGGCGGTGCGACGTTGCTTGAACCCGTCCATGTCAAACGGTGCCGCCGTGGCCTCCAATGCCAGGCGCATGGGAAACAGTGACGGTGTGCGCTTGGTGATCTTGAACGTCCCCTTGTCCACCAGGCCGGTTTCCAGATACCCCACGCGCAGACCGATTTTCCCACCCAGGTCGGGCAGGCCATCAAGGCCCTCGATATCGAGGGTTAACTTGAGATGGTCTGAGACAAGACCGGCCGTATCACTATGCTCCCACTCCAACAGGCGTTCGTTGAGCAGCGCGGCATTGGCTCCGTAGATTTCCACCACTGGCGTATATCCAAGTGTCATGGTCGCTCCTTAGTCCCAGGCCGAAACGGGCTGCTTCGCAATGGGCTGCCTGTCCAGTTCCGGCACAATCACACTGACACCTGCCGGCAGTACTGCGCCCTGCTCGGCCAACCCTGGGTTCAACCGCCACAGCACTTCCTCGGCGGCATCGTCACAGCGGCCAAGCTCGCGGTACAGCAACAGGTTCACCGAATCACCAGCAATACTTCGCACCCTACGCATTGACGAACTCCTCCAATACCAGCGACCAATTGATAACCATGGCGGTGCCATCGTCGATCACATTGGATTGTTTTTCGCTCACCGATTTGATCGTCCACAGCCCCCAGCTGAGGCCTACGCCATCGACCAGCGGCAATGGCGCACGCAGGGCTTGCAACGCACGCAGCTCATCCAGGCGTGCCATGCCGGTTGCCCGTGCGGCCTTACCGCCGAAGGTCAGCGTTTCAAGCTCTTGGCCGACCTGGCTGGACTTGGGTTTGCCGGCAATAATCGGCAGGCCGACCCATCCACCTGTGCTGGCGCGGTCCAGGGTGTCGTAGGCGAATCCACGAGACAGCCCGAAAATAAACGTGCCCAATGCCATCTGTTGCCGCATCACACCCCTCCAATATCGGTCAGTGCCGAATCACGTCGTGACCCCAGCAGGTCGCTCATCGACAGCGGCGAAAATTGCGCTTCGATCTGTTGCACCACCAACTCCGCCAGCTGTTGATAGCTGGCCTGCTCCGTTGCATTGATGGTGATCTGCGGGGCGAACGTGACTTGACGGTTGTCGGCCTGGGCATTGTCCAGGCGCTTGCTGACGTCGGCGGGCGCGGGCAGGCGGTCGCTTGAACCGAGCAGCTTGTCACCGAGCCAACTGCCAGCCTCACTGCCCAACAAACCACCGATTGCACCACCGACCGCTGTACCGACACCGGGAAAAATCATGGTGCCGATGGCCGCACCGGCAGAGGCCCCGGCCCAGGCGCCACCGGCGGCACTGAGCCCGGCGCCGACGGCTTTGGCGTCACCGTTGCGCACGCCCTCAACCACATCCATAGCGGTGTCCACATACCGCATCGGGCCGAGACGACGGGCACCGACCGACTCCAGCCGGGTCATGGTGCCGGCCAACCGCGAAGTCGAGGCTTGAGGCAAATGGGGCGCCTGCGCAGCGTGCAACGCAGGCGGCGTGGGCAACATCGCCTTACCCAATCGATCGGATGCATCACGCAGCCAATTACCGAGCCTGCCGCCTTTTTTACCCGAGCCCTTGCCGGGGGCTTTACCGGAAGTGCTTTGCTTACGCTCACGCTCGTAGCCCGGTGGCAGAATAATGCTGGGGCGCGTGGAGCCGCTCTGCGACTCGCCAGGGCAGCAGCAACCTTGACCCTTGTCCTTTTCTTTATCGTAACCGCCGTCCTTGAACAACGTGCCAACCCCGGGCAACTTGCCCAGCGTCATATCCACCAAATTGCCCGTCACCCGCTCTTTAATCGTCTCGCCCACGCCCGAAAAAAATTCGGAAACCACTGGTGAAACGACCGACGACATCACCGTTTCAGCAGTCTTGAGCGATTCAGCGGCGACCGGTGAATCGCCGGCCCAAGTATTGACGGTGTCCAACACGCCGGTTTTGGCCCGCAGCCATGTGTCTTCTCCCAGGACCGGCACGGGTTCAAGCGTCCTGGTCAACCGCTCCGCGCTTTTGGTCGACTCTTCGCGCAAGACCGTTATGGATTTTTCCGGGGGGCGTTTCGATCCAAATGCAAGGCTGGTATTCGCCTGCTGAAGAGCCGCGACCGGGTCGAGGCGCTCCATATTGCGCACTGTCAAGGCTTCGCGGGTCAGGCGCCGATCATCCACCTTGCTCGACTTGAACTGCGTGGCGCTGCCCGGCTCAGTCCGCCTGTCAGTTCTGGACGGGTTAACGTCCACGGCTTCAAGCCGTGATACAGAGACGCGCAGCGCATCTACGCTGCTGCGCAGTAGCCCAAGGGACAATGACAGACCAACGAGCTGCACGCTTGCGGTAGTCAGCGCCACGCTCATCGGGTGTATCGGTGCCGTCTCACCAAGGCGCTCAGGTGCCAAGGCGCCTGAGTTGACCATGGCGGCGTCCTTGCCGACGACCGCCTGGCCATCCTTGGCCGCGGCATACGCCAGCGAATACTTGTTCTGCATCCCGCTTACTCCTGTTTGACGCCAAGGCGAGTGATCGCGATGTCGTAGCGGCGCAATGCTTTTCCGGCGTCCCAGTCGAGGATCTCGGCCTCATTGACTGAGTAAATCAGCGGCACCACATCGAGGATCACTTCGATGTCGCGCTCCGAAAGAAGTCCGCCGGTTGATTTAAAAAATCGTCGATACGCTCCTGCAATTCGGTCCAGTCAGGCACGGTCAGGCCGGCCAGGTCAGGAATCATCAGGCCGGCGCAGTGCGCGGTGATGAACTCGGCGCGCTCTTTGTTGGTGGCGAGTTTCTTCATCACCTTGGTAGCGCGCAGCGCGGGCATTTCCAGGGGCAGTTCGATGAGGTTTCGGCCGGCTGCGTCGAGGGGCAACAGCAGTTGGACGGGTTGGTCGTAGGTCGAGTCCGCTTGTTCGCCGAGAAAGAACGACGCAGGACGCGTCGACATCTCGTGTACGTACTGGGCAATGCTCACGTAATCCGGGCGCTTGAGTTGGTCGAGTTCTTTTTCCGACAGGCCGGTGGCGAGTTTCGCCAGTTCGAAAAACTGGTCGTCCTCGTCATCACCGGCCCGGGCCAGCGCGTCTTTTTGCGCGGCGTAGTACAGCGGTTTGAGTTGCACCTGCTCGATTATCGCGCCGGTATCGGCGGTGATCGGGGACAGCAGGACATGCAGCGGTGGCATCCAGGCCATGAGCCAGCTCCTTGGTGAAGTATGGGGGCGAGCACGCCCGCCCCCGGGGCATTACGGCATCAGCACGGCGCGGCGCGCATCGCCGAGGATGTCGACGCCGTTCAGCTCGAACTTCTGGGTGCGTACATCGATGTCGATGACCGGAATACCGTTTTCCAGGCGGTTGTAAGTGCGGCAGGACAGCTCCAGGGTGGTGAGTGCCTTATCGCCCATCTTCAGCTTCGCTTCGGACAGGGATTTGAGCTTGCCGCCAACGGTGTGGTAGGTGAAGTAGGTCTTGCCATCCTGATCCTGGCCGGCTTCGCGCACGTTGAGCAGGATGTCATCACCCAGGCGTACGCCCAGCGCGAGCATGATCTCCGGGCCGGCACCTTGCAGCACCAGCGTGGCGCCGAGCACCTTGCCGCTCTTGGCCATTTCCTCGGCGATAAAGCGCCCGCCGGACATGGGCTCCATGTCGAACTCGATCTTCGGCGGAGTGAACTCCTCCACC